GGAAATGGATTAAACCATGCGCACGCATCTAGCGGACTCTTCGCTCCGGGATCAGCTGGCGGGGCAGGTGGTGGCGGTGTTGCCGTATCTGGTGGAGCAGGAGGCAACGGCGGGTTCCCATCAGGTGGTGGTGGTGGTGGTGGAGCCACGGAAACTGGAACCGCTTCGGGCGCAGGTGGAACAGGCGGAGCTGGCATCGCAATTATCACCACGTTTTTTTAAAAATGAGACAGCCTGATACTTGGGTGATCATCGGCTTGGCCCAGGGCGAGCTAGTAAATCTGGTGATATGGGACGGCGATCAGCTGGCCTGGGTGGCGCCACCCGGCACCTACGCCGTGCGTCTCAGCGACATCCCACCCGGTGACCTACCATCTAGTCCTGACACTGTGATCTGATGCCAGTTCCTACGGTTATTACCAGAGACGAAGCGATCATCCAGGCGATTGAGGCCAGGCTTCGCGCCAACCTGCAGGGGATCACGATCTACCGCAGCCGTGTTAGTGCAATGAGCAAACGGCAAGCGCCTTCACTCAACATCGCCAGGGGGAAAAACACTCCTAGCCCGAATCCGATTGTGACCGGGAAGATCGAGTGGGAGCTTGTTGTAAATCTGGAATTTTTCGACAATGGCCCGGTGCCCGACCGCACCATCGCGCCATTCATCGCGGCGGCTCATGCGCTGGTGATGACCGACCCGACCTATGACGGCCTCACCCAGGGCAGGATCTGGCCGCAGCCACAGGAACCCCAGCTCGATGAGGCTGACGCTACGGCCGTATGGGTGGTCTGCCCCTATGTTCTGCGTTACCGAACTCTGCAGACTGATCTGACCACTGCCGGTTGAGCATGGCTGCTGCAACCTTTACTATGGGCGCAGTTGTTCGCTATGGCTCTCTCTATGTCTGAGCCGGATTCACGGCCTCTGCCGCCATTGCCGGTAGAGGGTGGCAGCTGGGAGCTAGACGAAACGGCCTGGGAGTGGGTCAGGGGCGGCGAGCTAATCCCGGCGCACAGCACCGACTACCTGGTGGAGCCTGAGGTCACTGGTGACAAGCCTCTGGCCATCCCGCTGCCCGCAGATCCTGCCCCCTCGCTGGCCTCCTAATGCCCTATTCCTACAACCGCGTAATCCTGGCTGGCATCGAGCCCACACCAGGGGTTGGCGCCACCCTCACCGGGGCCGCCAACGGTATCCGGATCATGGATGACCTCCAGCTGGATCCGCTCCAGCTCGGCCTGGAGGAGCGCACTCAGCTATTCCCCTGGATCGGCAACCAGCGCAGGCTGGTCAAGCAGCGACTCGCTGCAATCTCGTTTTCGTTTGAGCTGGCGGGATCTGGCACCCGTGGCACGGCCCCGGCGATCGGCCAATTTTTCCGGGCTGCAGGCTACGGCGAGACCGTGGTGGCGGCCACATCGGTCACCTATGCACCAATCGGCTCCGGGTTTGAGTCGCTCTCGATCGACTGCCACCACGGCGGCAAGCGCCACAAACTCATTGGCGTTCGAGGGGAGCTGGAGTGGGATCTCAAAAACGAAGCAATTCCCACTGGAAAGTTTTCTGGCCTGGGGATCTACAGCACTCCCACCGATACCGCCAACCCAACGGTTACGTACCCGGCAACCCAACGGGACCCGCTGGTGATCAACAGCGACAACACGCCAACGATCACAGCATTCGGCATTGCCAGCTGCCTGGAATCGTTCACCTTCAAGGGTGGTAGGTCGCCAAAGCTTCACCAGCGGGCAGGCTGCACAAAACAAATCCGCATCGATACCGAGCGGAAGCCAGAAGGCGAGATGGTGATTGAATCCAACACCATTGCGACTTTTGATTACTTCAGCGCTGCGGCGACCCAAACGCTGGGCGCCCTGGGCTGGACCCATGGCGTCACCGCTGGTGAGATCGTGTCATTCGCCGCCCCGACCTGCTCGCTGGGTGACATCACATACGATGACGGCGACGGCACCGAGCTAATTAAATTGCCATTCATGCCGATACCCGGCGACACAAATGGCTACAATGACCACTCCTGGATTTTTACCTAATGTTTGACCTTGATCAGTCTGATAGCTATACCTGGCCAGTGCCGGTCAGTGTAGCAAGTAACGGTGGAAAGTACCACCGCCAATCGTTTGATGCTGAGTTTGCCCGACTGCCTCAGGATCGAGTTGAGGAGATCCAGCTTGAGTGCAACAAACTTCGGCGCTTGGCCGAATATGCCGACGAAGAAGCACCGGAGCAGCTTAAAGTAATCAAAGCCATTGTCAACGAGGTGCTTATTGGCTGGAGTGGTATCATCGACAAAGGCGAACAAGTGCCGTATAGCGAAATGGCAAAAGCAAAGCTGCTGAATAAAGCGGGAGTAGCCGCTGCAATTCTTGATGCGTTCGCTACCAGCATTACGGGAGGCAAAGCAAAAAACTAACTGCCGCTGCTGAATACTGGTTCAATTACCGGTATGGAAGCGGCGGCAGGGGGAACCGCGACATGGTTGAAAATGCCCGAGCAATGGGCTTTGAGCCACCTGAAGATCTGTCAAGCGATGATGAGACATTTACTGTTTGGCCTGAGTGCTGGGACGCTGTCTGTCTATTTCTGCGGGTCGAAACTCAATGGCGGCCAGTGGGCGATGGTGTCGGGGGGCTTGACTACGGGGTTGTCCTGGATATTGCCGATAGGCTATATCCGTCGCGGAATTCAATGGAGCTGCTCAATGACCTGCACGTAATCGAGATCAAAGCCGCAAACTTAATTAACGAGCACATCAACAAGCAACGGGAGGCAAGCTGATGGCAATGTCGATGGATGCGGTTCTACGGGTGAAAGCCGCCGTTACCGGGGATGGCGCCATCGCCAAGATGGCTTCAGGCCTAGGGGGGCTAACAAGCCAAGCAGAGAAGGCGCAGAAAGGGCTGAAGGGGATGGCCGGCGCTGCAGGCGGGCTTGGCGGCGCCTTGGGGGCTTTGGTGCCTGCCCTGTCGCTATCGGGGATCGGTGCCTTGGCCATGAACTCGGTAAAGGCCTCAGCAGCCCTGTACGATTTAAGTATTAGAACTGGCGTTTCTGTCGAGATGCTGGCTAAATATCGGAAAGCTGCAGGGCAATCCGGGACCACGGTAGATAATGTGGCTTCAGGAATACTGAAGCTGACAAAGGTGATGGCAATGGCTGCAGCGTCCAAGGGTATAAGTGTGCCTGGCGGCAAAGCCGCTACCGACGAGATGGAGGAGCTGGGACTGAGCGGGAAAGGTGCGTCACAGGTATTCGCTGATCTTGGCATCCGGGTAACTGACATCAAAGGCAACCTGCGCAACGCTGGTGATGTATTCAATGAGCTTGGCGGCAAGATTAAAGCTATGCCAGACGGCTCGGAAAAAGTAGCAATACTTGGAAAAGTAATCAAAGGGATGGGCCCAGAGTTTATTCAAATGTTTAATAAATTTGGCGACTTTTCAAAAGTAACGGCCAAGTTGACAACTGAGCAGGCAAAAGCCGCAAAGGACTATGAGCTAAAGATCAAGGAAACTAGCGCTGCGATTGGCGGCATAGGTGCCAGTTTGGGAATGGCTTTGTTGCCTGCTCTTAAGTCTATAGCCGATGGGCTGGCGTGGTTCACGAAGGGCTTTACATCATTGCCTGCACCCATACAGCAGGTCGCCGGGACTATCACGCTGCTGGCATTGGCCTTTACTGCCCTGGCTCCGGCGCTTGCCGCCGCTGGTGCGCTGCTGGCCCCGATGATCGCTGGCATCGCTGGTATCGCTGCTGCCATCACCTCCCTGGGTGGGATCGTCTCGGTAATCGGCATGGTGGCCAGCAGCCTGGCGGCCCTGGTGACCTGGCCAGTGCTGATAGTGGCTGGCATCGTGGCAGCTGTCGCGGTGCTATTCACGTTCCGCGAACAGATTGGTGGATTCTTCACGTGGTTGGGGGATCTGTTTGTGAAGTCGATGGAAGGGCTGGGCAAGCTTGGTTACACGCTGTTCATCGAGCCATTTATTAAAATGTGGGGAATGCTAAAGGCGCCTATCGTAAGCATTTTCAACTCAATTACTAACACCGTAAAAGCTGCGCTAAATAATATAATTTCATTTTTTGGCAACATTGTAAACGGTATCATTAATGTGGCCAACAACGCAATCAGTGGCTTCAATAGGGTGTCCCCTATTGACATCCAACTTATCGGCAACGTGAATGTGCCCCGCTTTGCCCAGGGCGGCTTTGTCACCGGACCCACGCTGGCCATGATCGGCGACAACCGCAGCGGCAGGGAATATGCCGTCCCGGAAGAGAAAGCCGCAGCATTCGCCAACAACTTCCTCGCCGGCCGGCGCGGCGCCGCAGCGATCACATCCAGTGGCGGCAGCGGCGGCGGCAGCGGCGGCGGCGGCAACGGCCCCCTCGCGATCACAGTCAACCTGACCACCGGCCCGGTGATGGAGCAGGGCGGCCAGCGCTACGTGACGATCGAGGATGCGGAGCGCATCGCCAGGGCCACCGCAGCCCAGGCCGTGGGGCAGCTTCGCACACCAGGCGGCCGGCGTGCCGCGGGGATCCGCTAATGGCACGCGGGCAGGCCCAGTATCTACGGTTCTTCTCCGGCCTCACCACCTACGCCAGGTGGCAAAGCTATTACACCAACGCCACGGTGCTCTGGGAAGGGCAGCAATGGGCCTGGCAGCCGTTTGATGTGGACGGGTTGGCCGAGGGCGACAGCGGCGACGAAAGCGGCCTCAGCATCGAGATCCCGGCCACTGCTGCTGTGGTCGGCATCATTCAAACGGCACTGGCTGAGGCCTGGCTGGTGGAGACACGGTTCTACGAGTTCAACACCTTTGCCGGCAATGATGCGCCGCAGTCCGGTCAGGTGCTGATTGCCAGCGCCGTGGGCGAGGTGGTGGCAGCATCTGGGTCGTTTACGTCGCTGAAGCTGACCCTGGGCTCTAGCCTCAGCCCGGTTGGTGCCCAGGCCCCTCCGCGCACCTACACGACGCCGTTGGTCGGCGTGCCCTGCCTCCTATGAACATCACTGGCACCGAGCAGGACCTGATCAGCACGCCGCTTGAAGCGACTCGGGCGCAAGGCTCAGACCCGTTGGATGTGGCCCAGCGGGCCATCACGATCGGTGAGGTGATCCCTGTGGTGTTTGCCCGCAGGTCCGGCACGGTGGGTGGTGTGCTGATCAGCCCTGGGGCCAGTGAAGCGCGATTCGAGAACAGCGCCACCAATGAGGTAACCGCCTACTACCGCCTGGTGATCGGCGAGGGGCGGATGGCCCCGGTGCAGCTGCGGGATCTGTTCCAGCGGTCCTGCAGGGTGGGGGCGCTGCAGCAGACCTATGACCGATCGGCCGGCACTTGGGCGCCTGGCAATTTCATTGTGGAGCGGTCCGGCTACGAGAAGCCTGAGTGCCCGTACTTCTGCGGCACGGGCGGTAGCTATGACGGTCTGACCACCGGCAGCTTCGTGGTCACCGCCCCCGACGGCGACACCAGGTGGGATCGGCAAGTACACCTATTTATCCGAGACGGCATAGAAGTCAGCCGACTGATTGATGGCTTTACGGGACCGACTAACAACTTCGCCGACGTTGCGCTATGGGTGCATCGTGCTACAAACCGGGCGCCTGCAGAGCTTATTGACGTTGACTCCTATCGCAGTGCCGCGCGATTTATCGAAGCGATGGGATTTACGTTTGATTGCAAGATAGATAAGTCTACTAACTTTGAAGACTTCATCGCGGAACATGGCAAACACTTTCTGTTGACCAAGGCGAAGCGGAACGGAAGCGTAGGTCTCCGCCCGACGCTTCCCATTACGGCAGGCAACACGGTAAGCACCGATCCTGTAATTGCCAAGTTTCTGTTCAACGAAGATCAGGTATTCATAGAGTCGTTTGATATTGCTTGGATTCCGCTAAC